AAGCAGAATCGTTGCATAGATAAAGTTCGCACCCTAGTATCGGCTTAAAGGCAGCCCCGATTGTTTTTTGAAAATCAACGGCCCCGGAAACTGTTCCGTGATCAGTTAGGGCGCAGGCGGGGCTTTCAATCTCTTCCAAACGACCGGCTATGTGTTTTGTTTGAGATAGTCCGTCTAGCAAGGAGTATTCGCTGTGTACGTGAAGTGGGACATAGAAGCCCATTATCTTCTCCTAAATTTTCGCAGTTCCGAAATGGCTACGTTGTGGCAGTCGGCCCGCACAATAAAGCCATTTGACGGATCAACCTGTCCTTTGGTGAGCTTATTTGATTTCTGAAAATATTCTTCGTGAGTTAGCCAGCCTAGAAGCCAAGCCCTTCCCCATCTGCCGTTTTTAAATTCTACCCTCACAAATGCGTATCTGTCACACTTTTGCTTGGTGTTAAAGTTAGCAACAGAGCATTCATAATTGGGCTTTGGAGCAGACGTACATCTTTTAGTTTTCACATCATATGTAATGCCATCCTTAGAGACTATATCATAATCATAAGTGTTGCTTATTGCGCCGACTATTAAGCTGTTTGCGATTTCTTCTCCTAGGAAGCCAGCTATATTGCCGCCCCCCTTCATGATAGAATTGTGGATTACACCCATCTCGTTGGCCTTTTTCCACGCTCTCTTTTTCATTTCTTGTGTTATTTCAATTTCTATCACGATATTTCTCCGGGGGCTTCATATTTACCGATAGCGTGATCGGGGGATGCCATATTGGAGGTTACCCAATCAATGCCATGCTTTTCAATCATATATTTTGTTTGTTCGCACCTAGTCATGTATTCTCCATAGCGAGTGGGAACCCCAAATCTTCTTTCAATAATAGGCCCAATAGAAGTTTCCTCAAAGGTTGTTTTGCCCGCTGGACAAAGCTTGGTACACTTCCAGCTTTTGTTTAATTGTGGTTTTTCTGTATCTCTAATCGTTTCAAATTTCTTTCTGATCATTTCTTTAGTCTGGGGAATGTCCTGATCCTGAAAGTGCATTGTGAAAGGGCCACCATCGTTTATAAAATGAATCGTAACAAGAAAGGTTTCAACGTGAGGGTAAAGCTCTTTGGCTGCCAGATGATACATCCTTAGCTGAATGTCCTTTTGTAGTTTGGCTGGGGTTTTTTCTTTGCCGGTTGCCCAGTCGAGCCTTCTCCCTGTTTTCCAGTCTACTATTTCATAAACACCATCGCCCACGTCTGTTATTAGGTCTATTGTTCCCTTTAGGGCTAGCTTTCCGGAGAGCGATGTTCCGTCATCAAGGTCGTAGCTATAAGATGCCCAATCTTCCTGTAGCTCAAAATCGAAGTGAGGCTCTGCTGCTATCACTAGCCTATTTTTTGGATCGAACATGCCATCGTGATCTGTAAATACCTTCCACACCCACTTATGACAATCTTTCCTGTCTTTAGGAAGCCATTTCTGATGAGGAATTCTTGATGTATAAAAATCATAGACTCTGTCTGTGATTTCATCAAGGTAGTCAGGGTCATAATTGTCGGTCTGGACGACACCTATGTCCTTATCGTTTATTTCACTGGTGCCATCTTGGGCTGCTTTCTTTGCAATGGCAGATATCTCTAAAACTTTATGGCATATTGTTCCCTTGTTTGCCTTCTTGCCCGACTCTCCACGCCACCCCAATCCATATTCCATATAATATTGCATGGGACACATACGGTGGCAATTGAAGGAGCTGCTTCTGAAATAAACTATGGGGATTCCCATAAAATTCCTTTAGTTAATCTTCGATGCGGGGAACCGCATTCTCTAAGTGGGATAGCGCTTGATATATCTCTTTATTCTGCTCCGCTATTGTCATTTTGGAATTTTCAATAACAATATCGCAGGCTACCAAGCACTCTTCTACCGCTTTTTCGCTAGCATGGGAATCTTCCTTTGTAGATGGATTTCTGTCAAGCCCAACCAGAAAGCCTCCCCTTCTTTTGATCCACTCCGCTTCATTTAAAAACCTAACGTCTGATATCAAAGCCAGTTCGGGGGAGTCTTCTTTTATCTTTCTGAATAAAGAATCTAGCCAAACGTTAGAATTCATTTTACGAAACATGTCAGTTCCGACATACTGAAGAACCTCTCGCCCTGTCATTGCGCCGCTTTCGTGTACTGTGAGGCCTAGCGTTGCTGCTGCTTTTTTGCTTATTTTCTGGTTTTTTAATTCAGTAGCACTGATTATGCCGGGCATATTTTCCCAAAAGAGGTCAGTAAGAGTATTCTTATCTACGTCGGTTCCATATGCTTGCTCTGGAGAGAGGCCTAGTATTTGTACGGCCATGTCCTTTAGGGTTCCCGCAAGAGCATATATTCTTATAAATTGTCCAAGCTCTGACTCGAAAAGCCCATCTACGTCAACGTGGGGGGGCTTAAAAGGAATCCACTCCAAGGCGGGGTCTTTTTCTCCAAGAACATCGCTGACCTCAACTTCACCGTCATCATTTATTCTACTGACATCGCATACGTTAAGCTCTGCGAGCTTCATCGCAAGAAGAAAGTTGCAAGACGTGTCTTTACCGCTTTGCTTTTTTCCGACAAAACCAACAATTTGTGTCATGGTTTTTCCTTTGAATTATATAAATCTCTAAGCATTTGTAGGCTTATTCTTAAAGATTCATTGTCTGTTGTTTTACCAACTTCTTCGTAGAGTCTTCCTGTTAGCTCTGACGCGACCTTGGGTCCAATGTATTCATTTATTATTTGAGATATATGAAGGGCCTCGTTTATATTGGTAGGCATCTTATTCTCCTATTTGATAAACATTTTTAAGAAGCTCCAGTCGGTCTCGCGCATCTACCAAAAGGTCGAGTGCTTCGTCCAAGTTCTGGTGAAAGTCTCCGGTTGAATGATCTCCAATTCCTGCGGCATTGTTCATCAGCAACTCCAAGGATAGGCTTGCCTTCTCTTGATCAGCAATAGCCTTGTGATATAGGTAGCTGACAGAATACGATTTTACATTGTTCATTTTAAAGTCCTTTATATAGTTCTTTAGCTTTTTCTATCCAAGGTCGAATATCAGATGTTATTTTATCTGTGTTTAGTTCGGCTATGTCGTCCGCATCAAAGGCAGGGAAATAAAGTCTGTATAGTCGGCCGCAAACTTCCTCTATTTTCTTGGCCGCTCTTTGGCCTGCCTCGTCGTTATCCATGAGGCACACAAGAGAAAGGGCTCCTGATTCATCGAGTAAGTGTTTTTGATCAGTGTTGAAGGCAGTTCCAAATATTGCTACGGCATTATGGATGCCTGCCTCAGACAGTCTCCACACATTGCCCGGAGACTCTACCAAGATAGCAACACCGGTGTCAATGATATGTTTTTTCGCTCTCCAATAATTATACAGCCACTTTTCTTTTTGGAAGCCCTTGCTATGTAGCCATTTGGGGAAATGCTTACAGCGAGAGCTTGGCTCGTGATAGTGATTGCACTCTGGACACTTATCAAAAATACTTCTTCCCGTGCAGCCGACTATATATTGATGGTCGTTATCATATATCGGCACCACTGCGCGCTGGTGCATCGGTTTTCTAGGATTATTGCAGTAGCCTACATCATACTCTTCTAGAACTTCTTTTGAAAAGCCCCTCTTTAGGTAATATTGTGCCGGAACCTCTATTTTTTTTCGATATTCTTCTTGGGTAATTCCTAGGCCGCGAGCTTCCTTTTGAGAGAGGGTGTTGACCAGACTTCCAAACTTCATCTTTTCGATGCTGACCGTTTCGGCTTTTAGGGAATTAAATTCTTGGTTTAAAAATTTTAAAAGGAATTCTACGGCTTCGGTAAAGGTGGCTGTCTTGTCTCCCTCTTTCTCCCAGCTATATTTATGTCTGGAGATACACCCTTTGATAAACCCTATAAAGCCATTTCCAAAAATGCTTTCGCATTGCTGAGTTCTACACTTATAGTGAATTTTGTAGTCGCCGTTGTAGTACATATTCAGGGCAGTCGGGTTGTCTCCGCCGTGGATGGGACATACCGACTTGATGAGTATTTCGTTTTTATAAGATTTAGAAATCCCAAAATATTCGTAGATTTGGTCTACATGCTGAATTGCTATTTTGCAAAGAGCATTGACCTTGCCGTAATCTTTGTATTTATGCGAATGGGATGTCTTCATCTGTGGTTCCAAAGTCACCATCTTCAACTCCATCTTCCAACTCAAAGGCAGTTGGCCCCTCTATAATCTTTCCGGAGGCTCCGTGCATTTTAACATTAATGTAGTCCCGTGGATCAAGCCCCTGTCCATGTCGAGCTATCACCGGAACGAGCTTTCTATTCCCAACTTCTGGCCCATCGATAGAAATCTCTTCGTCTGACTTTATCTTATAAATGGAAAAATTGGAGCAGAGCCAGATGATCCTGTCAGAGCCTGAGGCTGTGTCTGTTGTTTCTTTTGTTATCCCGTCTCGGTTTAATTGAACAAATGCCAGAACCGGAACCTCATATCTTAAAGCAAAGTTATGGAGAGAGGTCATCATGAATCCCAGTACCTGAAACTCTTTCATGTCTCCCTTAATTTGAGATGAATCCATTAGCTTTAAATAATCATAAATAACAACACAATCATTAGCTTTTCCCTTGTCGTTTATTCCCACAACTTTCGCTATCCATCTCCTGATTACAGAAAGCTGGTCCTCAAAAGCCATTCCTCCGATGCTTTTGAAGTAATAGGGAACTTCCTTTAGTTCTCTGGCTGCATCCATGACCTTTTTCTTGTTAGCGGGGTTTTTAGCAAAAGCTCCTGTCTCTATATCGTTAATAGGAACCCCGGATATCATGGCCATTAGGCGATGCTGGTGATCCTCTTTCCTCATCTCCGTATCAAGATTAAGAACTGGAATTCCTTCTTTTGCAATATGAATGCCCATGTTGTCAGCGAGTAGGGTTTTGCCTATCTTGGGGCGTGCGCCTACCACATTGACGGTGCCTCTTCTTAATCCTCCCCCTATGGAGAAGTCATATCGAGAAAATCCTGTTGATATTCCTATTTGATCTACGGGGTCAGCCGCCAATTCCTCTAAGTATTCTTCCGCGTCCCCCAACACCTTGGCCGGGGCCTCGTCTGAGTCAGCCAAAAGGGAAGAGAATTCAAAAATAGATTCCTCAGCAATTCCAAGTATTTGTGAGATGGGCTCGTCGCCCTTGATCTCAGTATACTTTTCCCGAGTAATTTCCAACTGATCATACATCATTCGGGCTATTTGCAATTTTCTTATTTTAGCCGCAAATTTTCGTATGTTTGAAAGGATGGTGGGGAATTTGATAATGGATGAAAGATGTGAAACCTCTTGGGTTGTAAAGAAATCACCGAACCCAACCTCTTTTGCTGCCGAGAGAATGAGCGGTACGTCAACCGTGACCCTCTCGTCATTTTCTATAATGTGCTTTAGGCAATTATAGATACAAGAATTAGATTCCAAAGTAAAACTAGATTCGTCTATGATGTCTACAACATCGAAGTAAGCATCAGATCCGTACCGACAAATGCCTGAAAGGATGGCCCTCTCTGCTGGTAAATCCTGTAATATCATGTTTTCCTCATTCACACGCCTGCGCAGCACAAGAATTGCATTTCCACCTGCTAGCATCATTCACAATAGCAGACGATACACTTTCTATCTCCCCACAAATTCTACACTCAACTTCAACAACGCTAGACTGCCGGGATCGTGGGGATCTCTCGGCCCCTTTGTTTTTCTTATCTTCCTTGGCGGCCTCCTCAAGCTCTAGCTTTTCAGACTGGCTCAGGGGGGCTTTTTCTATGAATTCCTCAAATCTGTTCGGCCTAGCTTCCTCTACCTCTAGTGGAAGTACGCGACACGCCTTTCCCTTGTTGCCTCCTCGTCGTTTTGAAGAAGAGCCCTTCTTCTGCCCCCTCTTCCTGCTTCCTTTGCCACGCCGCTTATTATTCTTTTGGTTGTTTATGGTGTGGAAATCCTTTTGCTCGTCCTTCTCTTCGACGGCATCGGAAAGAAGATCAAGAATCTCTTCCTTTGAAAACCCCTTTAGTAGTCTTCTTAAGTCTTCTTTTTTATTCATGTCTTTTGGTAGCCTTTGCTTTTTGAAGATTGATAAATAGGTCGCTTAAATTCTTTACAGAATTGGAAAGATAATTTAACCTATCTGCTCTTTGTTGAGCATATTTCTTAATCCTCATGAGCTTTGACGAATATCCATCATTCTTTACCGCTTGGTGATATTGACTTTCCCATGAGCCGCTATATTGAGTTTCGCGCCCGGAAACCGTTTCTTTTAAGGAGGATTGTGCCCAATTAACACGCGCAGACTCTCGATTGTACGACCTCTGTAAATGAAAAGAGAAGCTCCCCAGAATGAGGGCTGCTTCTGCGCACTCTTCAAGGGTGAGCTTTTCCATTTCGGTGCGACCCATTCCCATGTAGGACTTTACGGAGTTGTCATGAAAATCCTCAGCGTACTTGTGAAGTCCAAGGCTTTTTTCATACTCATCAAGGACGGAGTCTAGGGCGTCTAATCGTTCCGATGCTGGATCTTGTATTTCCATTGATCAATGTCTTCGTTATGCGGAAGTGAAACGTATGTAATATTATTATACTTGCACCACTCCTCTTTTCTGAAGTCTCTTTTTTTCTGATTGGCAAAATCTTGAGCAGAGTTGTGGAAGAGAGGGTTGAATTTATAGTGCTGTTGTCCGTGGGCCTCCACTACAAGCTTTATAGTGTTTACATAAAAATCAAAAAAAAGATTTTCGCTTCTTGTTATTGGAACTGCGACCTCTTCTAAAATTTGAACGGTGGGGAACAGCTCTATAAGAAGATTCTTTGCTGCAAGGTGAAGTTTAGAGCGAGGCCGCCTATCGTTGGCCTTTACCACATATCCGTGTAGCTTCCAGTTGTGAATCTCATTGTTCAAATCTATGATTTTCATACATCACCGTGTCGGATGGGGTGACAACGCATATTCTCTTTTGCTTAAGGTTGTCTAATAGGCGTAGGGCGAGCTTCTTCATAAAGAGTACCAAATATGTTTGTTTTGTTTCAATGCGAGGGTAGCTTATAACGGCCAGCTCCCAGCCCACCTCTGCATAATCAGTTTCGGATATAAACAATGTTTCTGTTACCCTAACTGGAATCGTTTGCGGCTTGCTCTCTTGGAACAGAGCGATTTCTTTTATTAAATCGTCT